TTCTTAATACATCAAACAAACCATTGTAATAAGCAGCAGACCTTGCCTTGGCCCAAACCCAATCAGGCTGAAAACCAACACCAGTAATGCTTCTGCTTGCGCTTCCATTGCCTGTATACAGAATAACGTTGAAATACTTGTTAGCCAATGTAGTGCTAGTAGCACCGATGGTCGGCGTAGGCAGATTAGTTGTACACAATGCCTTAAAGCCAGAGGGGGCGGTGTAGGCAAAGGCTCTTTGACCGAAGTTTCCGTTCAGGTCAATCAGGTTGTGAGCCGCCGCAAAGAATGTCCACTTGCCTGAGCCGATACCAGAGAGCGACTGAGCAGACCCAAGAATCGTGCCGTTCTTGTAAAAACTTACCTCGTTAGAATCTGCGTTATAAGCCACGCCAATTGTGTCGCTAGCAGATGGGGTCGCAAGACTAGTCTGCAAATCTGTTACCGTTGCTCCGACATTCTTCCGAATCTTTCCAAGAAACCCTGCGTAATGAACCGTGTTAATTCCAGCCACATCAAAAGAATAGTCTGACATTGCAGACAAATTTGATTCTGTGTCGCCAAGTCCAATTGCGTTGGTGAAGGTATTCGGTGATGTTCCGCTATCAAAGGTCACCTCAAAATACCACTTGCCTGATGTTGGGCAGGCAATGGTTGCAAACCCACTATGCCCGCCAGATGTTGATGACAAATACAAATTGCCGTTAGTTAGACTAGTGTATCCGTCTGCCTTCTTTAGTGCATTGAAGGTAGCGTAGTTGCCACGCACCTCACCACCAACACCTGTGTCTGTACCGTATAACGTAGGTGAATCCACCATCGAGTCATTGCCAGCACCAGCGGTCACCGAAAAGTTGTTAGGTGTCCAGTTGTTACCGTTGCCTGAACTGTCCTTGCCTAGTGTTGTGCTGGTCGTGCCAGAGTTGTCTGCAAACTTTAGGTAGAACCCGTTAGTACCGTATGTGCCAGAGTAAGCCTTGGGCTTCCATACACCTGTGGCAGAATCAGTTTCACCGAATGAGGATGGCGTTAGGGCCTGACCGTCAATGAAATAAATTTCCGTTAGGTATCCATTAAAGTGATTTGCTGTTACTGGACTTCTACCAATATTGTGTGCCGCTGTTCCGTTCCAGTTGTTTGATGTTGCCCCACTTGGAATAGAATTTCCAGAAGAAAACGCTGTTATTCGTATTCCATTTACATATAAACGCTGACGGTCACCGGCAGTTGCGTTATTTGAATCCCATACCGCAACAATATGATACCAAGCACTTACATCTCTATAAACTGCTGATGTTCCAATGTAATAATCAGCCCCACCACCGTTATAAACTTCAAAAAATAAAGTTTGACTTGAATCGCCATTACTAAAACAAATTCTATTTGAATTATTTATTGCATAGATGTTGTCTTGTGTATTTGTAATTGCACTTCTTTTAACCCATCCGCTCCAAGTCCAAGAAGTTTGGCTTCCAGTAGACGCAGGAGTCCTACTCAGATACGCACTATCCGCAGAGTTAAACCGCAGACTGCGCTCTATCTGATAGCCGCCTCCAGTAGACGGGACTAATCCCGCTTGAAGCATCGTCATGCCATAGCCCCTGAATGCGTTACATAGACATTAGTGCCATCTGACCAATATGACAGTAAATAAGTCCCTGCCGCAGAGATAGCCGCTAATGCGCCCGTCTGAACTTTTGTATTTGCATGGGCAGAAACCGTATATGCACCTGTGTTAACCAATAGAATGAATCCAGACTGTCCCGCAGTTATATTTGTAAATGTCAGGGTAAAGTTGCCTGTTGGAGTGCATTTGAAATTGTTGGTTGCGTTCATCGAGAACGAACCATCATTGTCCGTAGTAACCGTTCCGCGCTGAGAGGCCGTGAAAGTCTGAGCCGCATCAGTCTTGGCGGTGTCTGCGTCATAAGCCTGAACATCTGTTCCGATAACCAAACCATAAACCTTTGTTAACAAATCAGATGTTTGGTTTAACTCTCCGATAGAAATCCACGCATCGTTATCCGCATTTCGGATTTTTAAGACGCTCGGGTTTGCCGCAGTATCGACCCATAATTGATGGGCAAAAGTTGTGCTTGGCGCGGTTGAACCTGAAGAGGTTGATGCCAATGCCGCAAGTGCATTGTTCAGGTCAGTTCTAAAGGCTGGAAAGCCTTGGTTTGCAATATTCATGTCGTGTTGTGACATTGTTTCTCCTTATACGGCAAGTTCGCCGTAACCAATTGCCGTGTAATCGAAGGTTCGATTTACCACAGAACCACTCGAATTCAAGAACTTAATTGTAAATGATGATGCGGTTTTTGAGGTGATTGTGTAATAGTCACCTTGCGCTAAATTCTGAGCCGCAATGCCAATTGCAGGGATTGCCTTAAACGCAGGGTTAAAATTAACAACTTTGCCACCCGCGTCTATACCTGAAACAATATCCGCGCCAGAAGCAACTCGGTCAGGCATATCTACGGTGACTTGCAAAACGGAAACAGTTGGGGTTGAATTGATGTCATCCGAGGTCAAAACACAACGGAATTTTAGTCCTCGAGCCTTATAGTCTCCAACAAAGAACCTCCTATAACTTGACCATGTAGGTGTTCCCGCAGGGTCATCTTCGGTTATAGAAACCTGTAATTCGACATTGCAATCATCAAAAGCATTTGGGTCGCCATCAAATGTTCCAAGTCGGTCATCAAACAACCCTGTCGCATCATCAAACAAATTTACATAATCTATACGACCTGTTTGAAGATATGCGGTAACGCGACTTGTATAGACCGCACCCAAGTCAACAACATTTGCAAAATCATAATATCCGCTTGTGGAAACAAACCCGCCGCCACCGTCAAAGTCTCCATCTCCGTCATCAAACAACCCTGATGCACTATCAAAGTCAATTGATGTATCTAAAACCAATTGAGAATCAACAACCTTGACCTCATATTTGTCACCTGAAAATGCTGGATTTTCGGTAACAGTCTCAACAATATTCAAACCCTTAATGTCTTCAATAATTGCCGTTACTTCTGAAGAGTTAACAGATGAGTTGCCAGATTTATCGATTGACTTAATAAAATAAGTTCCCGTCATTGCGGGGACTGTTGCCGTTGTAGCGGGTCTGGAAATCTTGGGCAATAAATCAACTGCCGCATCGTATGTCGCGCCCGTGGTGAGGCGAGAATGCCTTATCTTGTAATGAGAAAGGTCAAGGTCTGGAGTCGCAGTCCAAGTAAGATGTGCCTCTGCCCCAACAATGTTAATAGTGAAATTTGTTACATCTTGAATGAGAAACAGTTGTCCAATCTGAACGGACTCCAAGGCTGTTTGTGCTTCTTGCGCGGATGTCATAAGTGACACCATCTAGCACATTAACAAACTCAAAAAGATTTCCAGTTCCTTCCCCAACAACTATCCAATCTGTATCCGTAGACAATTTTGCCTGAACTTCATATCGACTTTGAAATGCAGACTCTCCCGTTACATCTATAACTAATTTTGTAAGTGCTTCTTGATTAACAACAACAAGGTCATCAGAAACAGATACACCGGGAGCAATGACATCAAACGGGTCGGGCAGATTGGTATTTGGCGCAATATCAACTGTTGTCTCCATGCCTGAATTCCAATCGTAGACACCAGAGGCAGTTTCTCGCAAAGAAAGATTAACAATTGGGGTCGAACCAGATTCGGAACTTACAAATTGAAAATCCCAATTTACAACCTCAAAAATCTTGGAACTCCATCCATATCTAGGAATTGTCAGATTTACGGTATCTCCGGGTTGAAGAGCAAACGCAGTCAATTTACAAGACATCGTGACAGAAATCTGTTGTCTTGCCTTCTCAAGGTCAATCTTCGCCAAACGCTGACAGGTTGCAACCGAGGTCGTAAATGGCAACTGAATGTCTTTGTAAATTCTTTCGTTATCCTCGGCCTCATAGGTTGCATTAGTCTGAGGGGGGAAACTGCTTAGTTGATAAAGGGTCTGCGGTTCGGAATAAGTGCCTTTGACTGCGTTGAAAATATCCCTGCGAGACTGAGAACCTTGAATTGTTATCTCTCCAACAATGTCGTCATCCGTCAAGGTTAGACTTGGGGAACGATATGCCGCAACACGCAAGACCCATTTCCCGCCAACATAAGCCAATTGCCCACCACAGGCGGTCAGCATCTTGCCTAGAACATCCTTTGGTTTCTCGCCTGAGGAGAATGCGCCATTGATGGTGTAACGCTTTTCTGTGCCGCCAGCCGCCAAAGAAACATTCTCATCGCAAGTATTTGCCGCAGTCGAGAAAGCAGAATCATCTATCTCAGCCGCAGTCGCCCCAAGACCAAATTCTGTGTTTGTTAAATAATCCCGAATGCAAAGTGCCGCATTTGTAGAATACGCAGTAGTGCTTGTTCTTGGGTCATAGACCTTTTTGCCCCTGACTTTGGCGGTGAAGTTTGGCAAACCTTGCGGAAATTTATCTTGGTCAAATACCGCCCTAACTCCTAGCACCGCAAGACCCTTAAATTGATAGGCCGCCGCAGAGGTTCCCGACATTATCTCCATCGGCGATTGAGTGCTGGTTCCTAATAAATAATCAAAATTGAGAACCGTAGAAGAGCCTTTATAAGTAATAGTGTAAATATTGCCGCTTGGAGTTAGGGTAAATTCTTCATCATTAACATAGACCTTCTCAACAGATTGAATCTCATGTCCAGCCATCACAATGCTTTGAAACAAGGTGTCATTTTTTGACCCTGTGCTTTCCACATGAACAATAGTTCCACCTATTCGGGTTTCCCCGTAAACAACAAAAGAATCTGCCGCAGGTGAACGAACCGATACTAATTGGCCTCTTAACTGTTGCCCGAGGTCGAAGTCTTTTGGCGTTTCCGCAAGAAGTTGAGAGACTGTTGCAGTCGCGCCAGCCATAATTGCCGCACTCGCAATATAGGCAGTTGCACTACCAGAGATTGTGAATCCAAGATAAGGCGCGCCAAAATAAACCGCCGCCGCAACCGCCGCCGCAGTAACAACCGCCTTAAAAACTGACTTAAAACTAAATCCCATTATCTACCCCATGAAATCTGTCGGTCTTGCAGATTTGCCACATTAGATAATGAATTATCCCCTGAGAAACGCTTTAACTGCTCTTCGTTTGTTAATTTGCGCGCTCTTGGTCTATCAAGGTCAATTAAAACATTCTCAATTGAAATGCTAACAGTTGCGGTTTCACCATTTTCAGATAAGGCCATAATATCCATGCGACCTGCGAATATCTGATACATATCGGAAACTGGATTGTTTGTAGCATTTAGCGCGCCAAGATAAACCTTCGCAGGTCTGCCTCGATAGTTCTCTTGTAAAAGCAAAGAAACAATTGTGCTTTCAAGACCGCTAAAAGTTAGCGTCATTCCGTTTGCGGAGAGGTCAGTCGCCTCATTTGTAGAGGAAAAAGACAGAACCGTTCCCGAGCCTGTCCATACCTCAGAATTTACATTTATATCCCCATAACCTGTCCAAAATCTAATATCGCCAGAATCGAACAGTAATTCAACCGCATAAAACGGTTTTAACTCATCCGCATTTAATTCCGAGGAGAGTGCTGATGGGAGACTTCTAGCCATATCACAGAGCCTCCCTAGCCGCGAATGTCATGCCATAGAATGTCGCCTCATTGATGTCCCATGCTTGAGCATTGGAAGAAAGACGGAAGACACCCTTGGCGTTAGAAACGGTTATAGCGGCATTATCAGATGGTGATGTCCTAATGTCAGGCCAAATGGTTAGAGTCGCTTGCCCGGAGCCATTAGAATTAACATCATCCAAAACCTTGTATAGTTGAGAAGATGAATCAGAACCCAACTGGATATAGTCCCCGGCCTTCAGAATTCCTGTTGTGCTATTTGTCCAACCATCCGTTACCAACTCGTTTCCTGATTGGGAAC